AAATGGCTGCCGTAATGGGTCTGCTTGGCGCATCCCTTACAGCCTTAATCTCTATGCTCAACAATGTTGCTGGCGCTAATCCTAAAGAGGAAAAGCCTGAATTTGAAATTATGAAGCAACTCATTGAGCGCTTAGACAAAATGGCTGATCGTGATCCAATGAGCGTTGCCGTAGATGGCGAAAAAGTTATTGTCCAAAAAGGCGATAACCAAACTGTTATAGGAAAGTAATATGTTTCCATTAGATGCTCTATTAGGAATTGGCAATAAACTCATAGATCACTTCTTTCCTGATGCAAACCAAGCAGCCGAAGCCAAGCTAAAACTGCTTGAAATGCAACAAAATGGGCAATTAGCTCAATTAAATGCTGATGTTAGTGAGCAAAACAATGTGTCAGATCGTTGGAAAGCTGATGCAGCTAGTGACAGCAAATTAGCTAAAAACATTAGACCTTTGACATTGGTTTATATCCTAACTGCTTATGTTGTTTTTGCTATTGCTGATGGGTATGGCTACAAAATTGCTTCAAATTATGTAGAGCTTCTAGGTCAATGGGGAATGTTGGTTATGTCTGCTTATTTTGGTGGCAGAACCTTAGAAAAAATTATGGATATGAAGTCAAAAAATGCTGACAAATGAGCAATTACAATCTTTGGGATTAGGCCCTGAATGGTTAGAGCCATTAAATGAGACCTTTGATAAATACCAAATAAATACGACTAAAAGACAAGCTTGTTTTCTTGGTCAAGCAATGCACGAATCCGGTGGATTTAAAAATCTTATTGAAAATTTAAATTATTCAGCTCAAGGATTGATGCGTACATGGCCTTCACGATTCCCTGACATGGATACTGCAGAGAAATACGAACATAATCCTATTAAAATAGCTGGCAAAGTTTACATTGGCCGTATGGGCAATGAAACAGAAGAAGATGCTCAAAAATACATTGGTAGAGGCATTTTTCAACTAACTGGTAAGGAAAATTATGCCAACTGCGGACTTGGTTTGGGTGTGGATTTGCTTGGGCATCCTGATTGGCTGGCTACTCCTAAATATGCGGCTTTAAGTGCTGGCTGGTATTGGAATAAAAAAAACTTAAATCAATACGCTGACACTAATCCAATGGATATAGATACTATGACCAAGCGTATCAATGGTGGTACGCTTGGTCTTGACACTCGTAAAGCTCAAATCAATAAAGTCTTAGATATATTAGGATAAGTCGTAGATTTGGCGATTAATAGCTGTAAGTATGAAGGTAGAAAAATTCCTTACTTATCGCATCCTCTAATGTCTACCTAACCGACTTATTTAGACAGTCCTGAAGCAATCCTATTCGCTTTAAACAGATAATCATTTCTTATTGTAGATGGTGGAATCCATCCATAAGCTTTCCATAGTTTCTGAACATCTGCACCGGATGAATATTTAAAAACACTTTTTGAAGCGATTGCTAATTTTTCGTTTTCCATAGTTTCCTCATAGATACCAAAAAAAGGGATATATTCCACAAGCTGAGCTTTAGCCGTACCCTTAACATTAATAGTAAAACTACCATCCGGTTCTTGAATGACATTGCTTTCTTTCATATTAAATCCTCCAATTTAATTCCCTTATCAATCAACGCTTTACGGACTTTTTTTAAAGCTCTTTCTAAAACTTCTGCAATATATTGATGGCTAACACCTTCATGTCTAGCTATTTCTGCTAAGGTCATAGGCTCGTTCATACAGTAGCCTTTTCAATAAATCGGTTATTAGCTTGATTAGTACGCCATATATCAACTCTTAACTGCGCTCCTGTAAGTTGCCATTTAAGTTTCTCTTCGATTTCTACAGCTTCTCGTAAACCATCAAGCAATGCCCTATATTCTGAATGAGCAAGTGCATCACGCTCTTGACCTGCCATAGTGTCTACACCAGCCATTAAAGCCTCTTGCATCAATAAAGCTCGTTTTGAACGCCTAAATTCATCTAGATATACCCTATCAGCTTTAGCCTTTGCATACTGACCAGCGTGTTTTAAAAGAAAATCTACTGCTGCATTGGGATTAATTTCTTCCATTTTCGTTCTCCAAATAAAGTTTTGTGCCTGCAAAAGCATCTTCTTTAAATTGTTGGCTTCTTACATCAAACCATAACTTTAAAGTGCCTGTCCAATCTGCATGGCGTTGCTTAGAAACAATCAAAGCTGCATCAGCTACGGTGTTGTCTTTGATACCTTGTGCTTCGGTTTCTCGTTCTTTTTTGATGTTTCTAGCAATAATCATTACATTGTCTGCAAGGTCTGAAATAGCTCCTGAACCCTTCAAATCAAACTTATTAGCCGTTTCAGCTTCATCATTTCCTTTTCGCACATGGTGAACCAAGAAAATGTGAATATTCATTTCTTTGGCTACTTCACATAAGCGATTTATAAAGTCTTTTTGACCGTCATAGTCCTGTTCGCCTCTTGTGCATTTAGTCAAAGAATCCACAACAACATGGTCTACCTTTAGCTCAATAGCTGCATAACGACAAAGACTAATAACTTGCCAAGGTTCTAGGCTTCCAACATGGTTAAACAGGTAAAAATGGTCTAGCTTCCATTCCATAAACTTATTTACATCATGTGGCTCAGGAATAAAAATACCAGTAGCTTGTTTAGCCATCCTAGCCAATGTAGATACTGGAGGCATTTCTAATGAAGCCATAAGCAACTTAGAGCCTTTACTGACAATATCTAACGATATTTGACCTAACAACAAAGACTTTCCATGACCGTTTACACCAGCTAATACGGTCACTTCTTTCTTACGAAATCCTACTTTTTGGTCAGCAGAAACAAACGGTAATTTGTCACCCAAAATTCCATGTTTCCGAATCTCAAAATATTCAATAAGTTCATCTTCAAAATCTGCCTTTTCGCTGACCATGTTTCGTATTTCTGAGTATTCAGCATACTTTTGCAGGTCAATATCAATTAACATAAATTTCGCCTTCACTATCCAAAGCAATTAAAAAATCAGGCTTGCTATCAACTATGACTGAATACCATGATGCAAATAGGCTATCAGAGCCATCAGAATGAATCAGGTGAACCTTTTGACCCTTCAGGTAGGGTAAGGTATCAGGTTTAGGTCTACGCTTGCCTGTAACGATTTTGGCAATTCCTACATATTTTGAGTTGTAGACTTCATCAGGCAATAAATATTCGTCTTTTTGCACAAAAGATTGTTCGTCAGGATTGAAGTCACCATGTTTGCCAACAAGGATAAATATACCGTCAAACTTCTGACCTTTTGCTAAATGCTCAATTACTTGGTTTTCGCCAATCATCACTTTCTCCTTAAAAAATATCGTTATACGGCTTTACTGCAATTTCATCTTCCCAATGTTTACCTTTTAACCAACGCTCAGGGTCTTTCCTAAAATTGCTATCAGTAATTGCATTGGCTTGCTCTTTGGCTTTTTTTGCTATTACTGCAACTAATTCAGCATTTGGCTTAATTTTGTTCCATTCCTTAATAGCGTTTAATTTTCCTTTTTTCTTGCCATAACTATTCCAAAACAAATCAAAGCCGTCAGGCGTAATGTCTTTCTCTATCCTTACCTTACCTAACCTAACCTGAGTATCCACTATGGATACATTTTGTATACATGGCGTATCCAATGAATAAACCTTGTTATCTTTTATGGTCAATTTATCCTTCAAGTCCCCATAAACAGTAGGTTTGTAGCGGTCTTTCTGAATGTAGTTATGTATCAGCCAATGCTTAATTACGCACACACCATTCTCAAAAGGAATAATGAAATTCTTAGCTAACAAAATCTTCAAATCATCATCATTGCAACCTAACATTCTCTGAATTTTCTTGGCATTATTTACAAAACCATCATCATCAGCACGCATGGAAAGGTGAAAATACAACGCTTGGGTAGACAATGGCATATCTAAAAACGCATCACTATCCATAATTGTTTTGGCAAACATCCGTCTTTCAGCCATATCAATCCTTTTTAAATAGGTCGGGTCTGAGCATTTCTCTTGTCAAACGCAACTCTGAAAGCTCCTCAATTACCCTTAAATACTTAAATGGAATCTTGGTAGAGTTCCATAAATAGATAGTCTGAGGCTGTATTCCTAGCTTTTCAGCAAGGTTTACTAGGCTTCCAAACTCAATTTTTAGTAAATCTGATGGTGTCATGTAATTCTCCTTTTCCGTAATCATATATCAAAACTATAGGAAAATACACGCATTAGGGAAAGTCCCTATAAAAAAACTATATAAATCTATATTTATGGTGTATAGTGGAGTCTAGTTCAACAAAAGGAGTAAGTGATGAAAACAACAGTAATTGATTGGGTAGGCGTAATTCTTCTTGGTATTGCATTGGGCGTGATGTTTGCGTTAGGTGCTTAAATGGGAATGTCTAGACACGATGCCTACTACGAACCTGATGACTATGATGACCGTTCAGACGAAATTGAAGAACGCACATGGGAATTAATGAAAATTGGTGGTCAGTTTGATTACCGTACTTCAGGTGCTATAGCCGAAGCCCTTAGCGAAATGGGCGTGGATGATGACAAAGCATTGCAAGATGTCATTGATACAGGCGATTATGAAAAGATTGGCAGAAAGCTAATAACTATGGCTATGGAATACATGGAACACCATGCTAAAGAAGTAGCCGAATTTGAAATTAACGACTAAGGATTAAGTGATGACTACATATAACGAAATACGCAAAATTAATGTTAATGAACATACAGACAAAAAAGGTAAATTTACCTATTTGTCATGGGCATGGGCAGTAGACCAACTATTACAGCTTGACCCTAAAGCCACTTGGGATTATCAGCCACCTATGCAATTTGGTGACACTTTAATGGTATTTTGCTCAGTAACAGCTTTTGGCAAGACTATGACTGCTCAATTACCTGTTTTAAACCATCAAAACAAGGCTATTGCTAACCCTAACGCTATGGATGTAAACACAGCTATGCAACGATGCCTAGCTAAAGCTATTGCTCTGCATGGTCTAGGTTTATATATTTACGCTGGTGAAGATGTGCCGGATGAACCAACTCCTGATTTAACGGCAGATGCTCAAACATGGATTGATTTAATAAATGATTGTGATTCTATTGACCGTTTAAAAGATGCTTATGGAAAAGCTTATGCAGCTCTTTCTAAAGACAAAAACGCAGTTCAATTGATTGCTAACGCTAAAGACATGAAAAAGGTAGAACTATCTTGACTACATTTACAACAGAGGACAGATTAGCCGTACAACAGGGAACGGCTGAATGGCATGAGTTACGCAGAGGCAAAGTAACGGCTTCTAGAGTAGCCGACATACTGGCAAAAACAAAAACAGGGCCTTCAGCTAGTCGGCAAAACTATCTGATTGAGCTTGCCTTGCAAAGAACTACCAAGACCATTCAACCATCATATACCAATGATGCTATGGCTTGGGGAACAGCTACAGAGCCTCAAGCTAGGGTAGCGTATGAAGTTAAAACAGGAAACTTTGTAGACCAAGTGTCATTTATTGACCATCCAACCATCAAAGGATTTGGCTGTTCACCGGATGGATTGGTAAATGATGGTCTTTTGGAAATTAAATGCCCTAATTCAGCAACTCATTGGGAATACTTTAAATACAATCGCCCTCCTCAAAAGTATGTAATTCAGATGCAAGCTCAAATGGCTGTAACTGGAGCTAAATGGTGCGATTTTGTTAGTTTTGACCCAAGGATGCCTGAGCGTAGTCAGTTATTGATTGTAAATGTACCTAGAGACTCTGAGTTCATATTATTTATGGAAGCAGAAATTAATCAATTTTTAAAAGAAGTAGAAATCGAAGTAAACCTTATGGAGAATAAATAATGGCAATTCAATATTTTGTAAAAGCAGCAGTATCAGAGTATGAAGATAAAACCGATGGCAAGATGAAAAAACGCTATCAGTCTATTGGCGTAATCATGGATACCAAGCATGGATTAATGCTTAAATTAGAGACTTTACCCTTTTTTGCAATGAAAGAAGGCGGTTTATTGGCTTATTTAAACCCACCGGAAGATAAAGCTATTCCTACTGTTCAAGTAGCTAAAGAATTTATTGATGATGTACCTTTTTAAGGAGCAAGTGATGAAAAACTTTATATCTTATGTAGTTGCTGGATTTTTAGGCGGTGCGCTTTACTTTTATTTAATCCCTGAATGTAACGCTCAAACCTATGTGGTAACTAATCCAGCAGGGTATCAAACGCAAACCATTCAGGTTCAAGGCAATCAAGCCCAAGTCGTTAATAATGCTGGCTATGTAACTCAAAGCGTTACAGTCTATCCAAATCAAATTGTTACTCCACAAGGGTATGCAGTTGGAACTCCTAGCTATACAGTTCCACCAAGCCCACCTTCACCACCTAGCCCAAGAGTTTTGCAATGAACAATGAACCAGTAGCGTGGATAGATTATTTAGAGCATAGCGATGTCTATGATTTGAATGTAAGTGGTCGTGGTATTCCACTTTATACCAAAGACCAGCTTGAAGAAGCTAGAAAACTAGGTATGCAACAAGAACGAGCATTGTGGGAACTAGCCGCATCAACACAGGAGATTATGGATACCCATCCAGCAGAACTAACAGATGAGGAAATAATTGAAATTGGGCTACTTACAACAGACCCTAGATTTAGCCATATTGAATCACCTTTATTGCTTGAATTTGCTAGAGCAATACTAAGAAAGGCACAAGAGAAATGACTACATTTACATCAGAAGACAGGCAATCGGCGCAAGAACCAGTGCCATTTTTTGGCTGGGTAGATAAAGAAGACATGGAGCAAATGCTGCGCCATCAGATCCACATTATGCAAGCTAGGATTGATTTTTTAGAAGCAGAGTGCATGGCGTTAAGGAGTCAAGTTAATGAGTCATCCTAGCCAGATGAATTTTGTAAAAAGCGTTAAAGATAGGTTTCCCGATGCTTTTACTAATAAAAAAGTACTAGAGATTGGGTCCTTAAATATCAATGGTTCGGTACGTCAGTTCTTTACGGATTGTGATTATCTGGGCGTTGATTTAGGCCCAGGCGCTGATGTGGATCTGATCTGTAATGGGCATGAGCTTGATTTTCCTGATCGGTCTTTCGATACTGTCATCTCTTGTGAATGTCTCGAGCATGATATTTATTGGGAGCAGACTTTCCTAAAGATGTGCGAGCTATCCGACGGCCTAGTCGTTATGAGTTGCGCTACTACAGGCAGGGCAGAGCATGGCACAACGAAGACTTCACCGGAAGCTGCGCCCTTTACTAACGATTACTATCAGAACTTGACGGCGCAGGATTTTAGAGATAACTTTGACCTGATCAATCTTTTCAAAGACTTTGGGTTTGAAGTGAACGAGGAGAGTTATGATCTTTACTTTTGGGGACTAAGATGAAAGACGGGGAACCGATGACATTGCAGGAGATTGCCAAGGTTGAAGGCGTAAGCCATCAGCGCATTACTCAGATTTTAGAAAGTGCATTACGTAAGGTAGCAAAAGCCCTCGACGAGAGGAAAATTAAATTGGAAGACTTGATATGAGTCATGGAGGAAAAGGGTATGTTCAACGACCTATTGTTGTGGATCAAGAAGTTATGGAATCAAACTGGAGCCGTATCTTTGGTACCAGAAGCAACGCCAGAAGTTGTAGTGCCAAAGAACTCTGCTTGGCGAAAACGTGCCAGTGTCAAAAAGGTGCAGCCCGTCCTGGTAAAGAAAAAGCCAGCAGTAAAGAAAGCTCCTAAGAAGTGACAGCTAGTCACTATATAGTAGCGTTGGTGGGCGTCGGCTATGCTGTAGTCGGCGCCCAACAACTTAAGATGGGCAATACTGGGCCTGGCATTATGTGGCTCGGTTATGCTTTTAGTCAAATAGGTTTATGGATGGGATTAGCTAAGTGAAATGCCCGAAGTGTAATGGACTTAAATGGAAGACACTCGAAACTAGATCGGAAGACAAAGCGGTGGCAAGGCGTCGGCAATGTTTGGGTTGTGAGCAGCGAGTATGGACTGTCGAGAAGATTCAATTTGAAATCGTAGCCAAGCCAAAGGTACAAGCGCCGAAGGTAGCTAAGGAAAAGATTAAGAAGCCCAAAAAGGTAGCAGCCAGGTCTTTTATAAAGCGTAATGTAGATGCTATGCTTAAAATGGAGTCTAGGCGTGATACTGCAAAAGATTACTATTCAGAAGAGAATGATTACTTAAACAAATGGTGAAACGAATGAACGATAAAGAACTCAGTGGGGTGGAATCAGTCTGCGCCTCCATCCAGGCGTATGAGAATGTCATCGCTATCTGTATGGACAAAGAAAGTAAG